CGAATGTTATAAGAAACTGTTTCCAGACCGTGGAATATATCTCATCTCAAAACTCCAAGAAGACGCTACTCTAGACCAAGTCAAAGACCTCAAGCGTATCAGTATCAAGACGCTCATTGATGACTATCCGACCTTAGAGGAGTTTGAGGATTGCCTTGTCATCTTTGACGACTACGACACCTTCACCGGCGACGCAGAAAAAGTTATTCACAAACTAATAGATTACCTCGCTACTATGGGTAGGCATACTCGCACTACTATGTTGTGTCTGTCCCACTACCTTACAAACTACAAGAAAACCCGTCTCCTCCTCAACGAAGCAACCCATATCATCGTATATCCTATGGCAACCTCGTTTCACGCACTCGGCTACTTGCTAAAAACACACGTAGGTATGACAAAAGATGATGTAAGAGACCTCAAGAAGTTAGGACGATGGGTTTGTGTTTATAAGAACTATCCTCAATGGCTACTCAGCACTCAACACGCCAGAGTTCTCAACGGGTAAAGCCTTCTTCTTCTTAATCTTCTTAACCCCGGTATGCTTTGCTAAACACTTATCACAAAGATACAAATCGGTTCCATCCCTATCTGTTGGCTCATTACCCCACCATTGTAAGAGATTAGATGAGTCATCGCATCTCCTACAAAGCACTAACTTACAATGGCTACATTGAGACCCGCAATAATCACTTACCGTTGTCTGAACCTTACACTTACCACACTCCATATATATAATACTCCTTCTAATCTTTATGTATCCTATACGGGTTGCGGGGTTAGGGCGGGTAAGCGAAATCGGAGATGTTCCCTAACAGTTTCCCAGAACCCCCGTAGGAGTAAGCGGATTACTCAACCCCTAGGAATACTGTTTATTTAGCCAATACTGTGCGGAATGGCTTACCCCCGCTTACCCCGAAAAAGTGTCCTCCAAAGAAGTAAGCATTTTCTCCAACTTCTCAATAGTTTTATCTAATAGGTCAGTAAGTTCTTGGTTCTTAGAGAGTTCCCAGCATATCTTGAGCGTGGTGTGTATTCCCTCAAGGTGCTCTATTAAGACTTGTGGATTAATCCTAGGCATCTAATATAATGGAGACTTACTTGGCCTCTGCTGGAGTATCTACCGGCTCAATAGCCGTGTTATATGTTATTTACAGAGTATTCAATGCGATTAAAGGTCATCGTCTGATAAGTGATTGTTGTGGTAAGATGTATGAGGTCGGAGTAGATGTTCGTGATATGCCTCCAACTCCCCCAGCCCCCGGAGGAACTCAAACTCATCGGATTTCTTCACCTCCAGAGGAAGCGTCTTCGCAAAGTCTGACCGTATCTGCTCCAAAAGTTTCAGAGCATCGTCTGGATTTAAGAAAAGCATCATTTGCCCGTAGGCATCTGCCCCAGCAAGTTGAGGAGGGAGTGTCCGCTCCCGTATCACTTGCTCCATCCACCTCTGAGTCCAAGCCGTCTGCTGAAGGGTTGGAGAGTGGTTTAGTATCTTCCGTGCCTCCGATTTTGTTAGGGTAAGTTTTTCTTGCTTGAACTTAGGAAGCACCTTTTCTTTGACTTCCTTAGGAGGCTTCTCAGCCTTTGGTTGCTTCTTTCTTAGCGGATTACCCCACTCACTCATTCTATCTATACACTATATATAGAATGGCTTATGCTAAACAAGGGCTAGGGCATATCAAGGATACACCCTTATCCGATGGTGATATAAGACGCATCCTTGGTAGAGACATCAAGATTATTACATATCCGGACTTGGCTAATATGAGTTCTATTGATGAGTGCTTTGATAGAAAGGGTCGTTGTATTATGCTCTATCTAACACAGAGTGAGACATCTGGTCATTGGGTATGTATGCTGAGGAAGAAGGATGGTATAGAGTTTTTTGACCCTTACGGAGAGCCTCCGGAGTATGCTCTTAAGAATGTCCCGAAGGAAGAGAAAGAACAATATGGAGAAGCCGAACCTTATCTAACGAACCTATTGAGAGCCTCCGGCCAGAAGGTCATCTATAACACTCATCCGTTCCAGAAAGACAAGGCGAATGTTAATACTTGTGGTAGGCATTCAGTTGTGAGATGCTTGTATGCTCCCGACACGCTCACAAAATACAAGGCGGTGATGGACTCAAGTGGTATGTCTCCAGATGACTTTGTATCGGCCTTGACCGCACCGAAGATAGGAAGGTAAATAATATTCCCCGTTAGTATATAGAATGATGGCTCGGTTTAGTCAGAGTAGCAGTATTGAAACCGTGGGCGACTCAAGAGACCCCGATATTCTCTACTACAATGCGACTATCGTCAATAACACGACAGACGATACGAAGAACGGCCAAGCCTACCTTGACCCTCCAGTCCGCTTCAACGAGACCCGTGATACTGCTCTTATCCGTGATGCGAGTAGATATCAGTTTTCCATTATCCGTTTTATTCTAAATGGAGGCAACAAGGACTTACCTCTGTTTATTCCTCAGATACAGTCTGGAACGGGTCAGACAGACCCTAACTTAACAGAGTATGGTGTTGGTATTACGGCGAACCTCAGCCAGATAGGCACAACTCCAACAAACTGGGCGTGTGCTCCTCCACTTACTTACATAGAGTATGCTCCCGAAACAGTCAATCCAATCTTAGCACCAGTCCCTCCTCCACCTTCTTCACCTAACTACATTGGTATTTACAACCTAACAACCCTATACCAGCCGGGTCAGATAGTGTATTACAACACAACGGGTCTCTACTATGAATACAATGCTCCTATCTTTGGAGGCCTTCCTCCGACTCAGTTAAATCCAGTGATTACTGTTGTTCCGACACCAGTCCCTACAGACACTCTTTACTGGACGAAGACCTCAAACGAACTTGGTCGTCCTCAGAACCTTTCAACAAAGTATTACTGGGTCTATACTTATGACTGGTGGCTTACACTTGTGAATACGGCTCTTGACAATGCGAACTTGGCCGTTTATCAGACTTATACTGGAACAATCCCGGGCAACCCCGCTCCCGCTGGGTCTCCAGCCTTTGCGACCTTTGCCGTATGGAAGCAGTCATATCCTTCCCCTCAGATGGTCTATGACCCTACTACCAAGTTATTCTCTCTTATCGCTCCGACAGTTTATAACTCTAATCCTACGACTGGAACCCCCGCAAAGTTTCAGTTGTATTTCAATGTGAATATGGAAGGTCTTTTCTCCAACTTCCCTAACAACTACTATAACGACGGCGTTGGTATTCCATTTACCTATGCTCCACCTACGGCAGTTCCTCTTCCAGATGGATATGCGAATGCCGTTCTTGTCTATCCAACTGGAGGAAGCCTTCTTGCCCTCAATGTAATCACAAACGCATCTCTTCCAGTTCCTAACACCGCTCCGGCGTATGCTGGAAACTGGTTCAAGATGACACAGAACTTCTTATCCACAAGCACTCTCTGGTCTCCGATTGACTCCATCGTCTTTACCTCGGCCTTACTCCCGGTTCAGAATGAGGCTACGGCACCTCCAAATGTTCTCGGCACGAAGAATACCGGCAACTCGGCGGCGACAAGTAAGTCTGCCTTCACCCCAGTGATTACAGATGTTGCTCTGGATTTATCAAGCGACCCCTCCGGCTACAGACGAATGATTTACTATGCCCCTTCGGCTGAATACAGAATGTGCGACTTCCAGAACTCTAAGTTTGACATCCGCAACATTGATGTTCAAGTCTTCTGGAGAAATCGTCTGGATAATCAACTCTACCCGGTTTCTATGTTTAATCTCTCCAGCGTTTCCATTAAGATTATGTTCCGCAAGAAATCCTTTGCCCTCAAGTCTGAGCGTTATTAACCTCCGGTTCTTCCCAACAACTCAAAACGAGCAACATTGACTGCCCGTTTTTATTTGTTTTGACATAGTATAGAATGAGTGCCGACATCCAGAAGGAGGCAGTTTTTGACGACCGCATCGTTCAGAGCCGTCCCCGCTACGCCGTTGAGAAGGGTGCTCTCTCTCTAACGAATGCTCCTTTTAACGCAATCGCTGCGACGGCCTCGCAGATGACCTTCAATGTGTATGTTCCTTCCGAGAATGTGTTCGTTGATAGAGCCCTCCGGTGGTCGGCGACGGGTCGTTTCCAGATGACGGCTACGCCAAGTGCTTCTACGGCTCCCTCAGTTGGAGACCCTATCGTTGTTGTAGGCCTAGATTGTGCCCTATCTTCATTCCCCCTCAACTACCTCTGCCAGACGATGACGGCTACGATTAACGACACTACGGCGGTGATTAACTCCCAAGATGTTCTCCTTGAGGTTCTTCGTCTAACTGACTACAAGAAGAACTTGCTCCAGAGAACTTGCCCGACAATGCTTGACAAGTATCAGTCTAACTACCTCGCCTCTGGCTCGGCTTCCGCAATCAATAACCCGATGAATGGCTACGCCGATGCCGTCAATGATGATGTTGTCGGCAACGGTGCTTTCCTTGGTTTCAACTTCACAGACCCTAACGGTGCCCCTCTTGTAGGCACTCGTGCGACGGCTTACGCTGGTGCGACATACGGTGTTGCGAATGGTGTTCCAGTCTGGACAACGGGCAACCTTGGTCCTCAGACAATCTACTTCTCAGTAACGAGCACGGAGAAACTCGTTCTCTCTCCCTTCGTCTTTGCTGAT